GCCTCTGTATCTGATGGCTGGCTTGCTTCGGATGTCTCTTGAATCTCAAGAATCTGTTGTTCCAAAATCTTCATCGCACCGTTAACTTCATGCAAGGCAATAGTAAGGTTCTGCCTTTCAACAGCTAGTTGCTGTAATCTTTCCTGTAAATTCATAATTTAGTAGAGTTTTTTACCAGCAGTGATAGCAGCATCAATGTCTGTAAAATCTTCAGATGTCCAGATAGAAGTTGTTTTATCAAGCTTCTTGTAGTCTTTGATGGTCTCAAGATGCTCTACATTACGCTTAATTTTGTCTTTAAATTCAGTATCAGTTTGATCTGATGTTTGTGCAGTACCGATAACAGTTACGCTATCACCAGCAGCAGAGAAAATTGCTGCGATTTCATCTGCGGTTTTTTCTTCCATAATTAAAAATCAGGTTACTTTAAGTTTACCCTGCTTCGAGGGCTGTGACTTTTACGGATAATTCTTTTATTGCATTTATAAGTACTGGTACTATTCTTTCATATTTCATAGTATATGATCCACTAGAATTTATTGAAGATATTAACATATCCTCTTTTGTTTTTCCAAAACCAAATTCTTTTTCTATTTCTAATTCCTCTTGAGCGATCAGACCTAACTCAAGTTGTGGTGCTTTTTTAGATCCATCAGGTGTTTCACCATCATACCAATCTCTATTATCCCAGCGATATGTAACAGGTCTCATTTTGTTTACCCAATCCAATCCAAAATTAAAGTCTTCAATATCTGTTTTATCTCTTCTATCTGAGCCTGTTTGAAATGCTACTTTTATAAAAGCATGAGTAATATTATTATTTCCTAAACAAATTTGATTATCACTTGATCCAACTGTTCCTGATGGAGAAGTTGATCTTCCAGCACCCACTCCTAACAAAAGGTTATTACTTCCAGTTGTTAAATCATGCCCTGCTTCAAATCCAACACAAGTATCACCAGTTCCAGTTGTCAAAAGTAATCCAGCAGCATTGCCAAGACCAGTATTTCCATGTCCTGTTGTGTTTGCTCCTAATGCAGCAGTTCCGACAGCAGTATTATTACTTGCTGTGGTATTGGCATCTAAAGCACCAACACCCACTGCTACATTGTTATCTCCCGTAGTATTTACATTTAAAGCAACATCACCGACTCCTACATTAGCACCTCCTGAAGTATTTGAAGCTAATGCTGATCTACCTAAAGCAGTATTGAAACCTCCAGTTGTGTTGTTTTGTAAAGCAAAATATCCAAAAGCTGAGTTGTAACTTGCTGTTGTGTTGTTAGTTAAAGCACCATAACCAAAAGCCTGATTATAGTTTCCAGTAGTATTTGCATATAAAGCAAAACCACCCATAGCTGTTTGTTGTGTTCCAGTAGTATTTGTATTTAAAGCTGTATGACCAACGGCAGTGTTATTACTGGCAGTGTTATTTAATAAAGCTGAAACTCCAACAGCAGTATTATTATTAGCAGTAGTATTAGCATTTAAGGCTTGAGAGCCAACTGCAGTTATAACTCCTGTTGTATTAGCTAAACCAGCAGCAAAACCAACAGCAGTTGCATTAGCTCCTATAGTATGATTACCTAAAGCAGCATGACCCACTGCTGTATTATTATTTCCTGTAGTATTGGCATCTAAACTTTCAGAACCCACAGCTACGTTTTGCGTTCCAGTTGTGTTTGATAATAAAGAGTTATAACCAACACCAGTGTTATTATCTGCGGTTGTGTTTTCAGAAAGAGAAGCTCTTCCAATTGCTGTATTATTTGAACCTGTAGTGTTTGCATCAAGAGCAAAAGCTCCTACGGCTGCATTTGCTGAAGCTGTCGTATTAACTCCCATAGCAGACTTACCTATCGCTACGTTTTGAAAACCTGTGGTATTTGCATCTAAAGTTTCAGCACCTACCGCAACATTGTCAAATCCAGTTGTGTTATCTAATAATGCTGCATATCCAACGCCAGTATTTTTCGCTCCAGAGGTATTATCTCTTAATGCAAAAGCTCCAAGTCCAGAGTTATTGTCTCCAGTACTATTATCTTGCAGGGCAAAAGCTCCACAGGCAGCATTACTACTCGCAGTTGTGTTCGCTGATAAACTTTGATAACCAACTGAAGTATTATAATTTCCTGTAGTATTTGCATCTAAAGCTATACCACCTACAGCAGTATTTTGAGTTCCAGTTGTGTTTGATTCTAAGGTTCCATGACCAATAGCTGTATTGCCAGAGGCTGTTGTGTTTGCTGCTAAAGCTGCTGTTCCTATTCCTACATTTGTAGTACCAGTGGTATTAGCTGTTAATGAATTATATCCAACAGCTACATTATTATTAGCAGTAGTATTTGCATCTAAGGCTAAAGCACCTACAGCGACACAAAATCCTCCAGTTGTGTTTGCTACTAGAGATTCGTAACCTATTGCTACATTATTATTTCCTGTTGTATTGGCAAATAATGAACCATGACCTAAAGCACTATTATAAAATCCAGTTGTATTTGCTTTTGACGAATTACTACCAACGGCTGCGTTTGATGATCCAGTTGTGTTTGCCTCTAAAGCAGATCGACCTATCGCTGTATTATTAGATGCTGTTGTATTAGCGTCCATAGCACCATGACCTATACAAGTGTTATTGCTCCCTGTGCTATTACTTGAAAGAGCAGATCTTCCTATAGCTGTATTACTAGCTCCAGTGGTATTTGATGTAGCGGTTCCGTATCCGATAGCTGTATTGTCGTTTGCTGTTGTATTGGCATCTAAAGCAAAAGTTCCAAAAGCTACGTTTGAATTACCAGTTGTGTTTTCAGTAAGAGAATTATATCCAACCGCAGTGTTATTATTGGCTGTTGTATTAGCATCTAAAGCTAAAGCACCGATAGCTACGTTTCTAGTTCCATCTGTGTTATTTTTCAAGGCATCTTTACCAACAGCAGTATTCAGACTTGCGGTTGTTATATTTGCTCCAGCACTCAAACCTATCAAAGTGTTATTTGATCCTGTTGTAATACCACTTCCAGCTTCATGTCCTAAAACTGAATTATTACCTCCACTTGTAGCAGCGTCTAAACAATTAACACCTATCGCCGTGTTACTTGCTCCAGAAGTCAAAGATGTAAGTGCATTTTTACCGATAGCAGTGTTATCATTACCAGATACAGAAGCATCTAACGCATTTTCTCCAAGAGCAGTATTGTTTGAAACAGAGTTTGCACCTTTACCAACAGTTACAGAATTTATTGTTGCATCAGCAGTTGAAGTTATACCACCAGTAAGTGTTCTCAGGCTAATCCAGCCATCATTTGCTGAATTGCGCATTTTTAATAAATTATTTCCTGTATCAGCCCAAAATGTATATGCTTTTCTATATGCTGGCTCGGCAGCACCACTATTCATTGTCAATATCGCATCAAATATCTCATTTATGTCGGCTCTCACGTTGGCTCCTGTGGAGTTGTCAACTACATAATTTGCACCAGTACTAACTTGTGACATTGCCTAAACCAATTTTTTATCTAAGTATATCTTAATTCAATACTAACTACCACGCCCAAATCCTGTTGCAGCGTATTTGAAATTTCTATTAACAAAACTAGAGCCATTCTTTATATCAATAGTAAATCCTGTTCCAGAAATGCTGGACAAGGCAAAGAAATCTCCTGATTGTGCATTTTCTATCGTAATTCCAATATTAGGCAAGAAAGCAGAAGTAGATCCTCCAAGCTCAGAAGTTCCTGTGAAGAAAGCGTGCTGGAACGTAACTGCCTTACTAGACGTACCAGATGCTATAGCTGTGCTTACAGTTTCAGTTCTACTGTCAAGTTCTGCTGTGTAACCTAACTGATCTATTTCAATAGATTGTGCAGGATCATCTGAATCCATTTCACATCTAAATCTAAATCCTCGACCAATAAATGTTCCGTTGGCAAGCGTGTTGAATTTAGTAAATCCTGCTCCGATATTACAGTTGCTACTTGATATTGTCGCACTGGATGAGGCAGTGACAGTAAAAGTACTACTACTTGGAACGGATTGAACTTCAAAATATCCATCAGTTGCACCACCACTTGTAAAATCAATATCCACAAAAGTACCAATACTGAATCCGTGACTAGATTTTGTTACTGTTATTGTTGTTCCAGATTGTGTGTAAGTAGCTGAATCAGATGTAGCTGGATCGCTGTCAGTCGTTGCCACTAATAGTTTTGCATTGACGTCAAAGGCAGTAGCACCATCAAAGTCTGTCCAAGTATCAATATTTGCAGTTCTCTTATCAATTAAATCATTAGGATAAAAACCCTGCGTAACAAAGTGACGTTTTAATCTAAGTGGTTGCTTACCACCTAAATCTAATTTGGAAGCAAAATCATAATGACCACCAGTAATATCAACAGCACCTAAGAAATCAAAGTCAGCAATAGCATCAAAATCTGCAACTCCATCTAATAGATCAAGCGATCCAAGGACAAGTCCGTTTACATCATCAGAAAAGAAACAATCAACTTTATCTCCAGCAAAAGGTGTCGCATCAGTATCTTCTCTATCTGCTAATACAAGTAACTTAGGCACAGGATCAGGAGTTGTTACAACAACAGAAGTTTCTCCAGAACTTAATCTGCCACCATCATCTCTAAACTTAAGAATATACTCTCCATCAACTGCTGGTACTAATGTCTCAGATACGTTTCCTGGTAGAGCAGGAATAATATCAACAGAATTAGTAAATGTTCCCGTTCCATCTGTAAGATTACTATGGCGAACAACTACGTTTCCACCATGCGTAACATCAATATCTGTAGCTTTATCAAAACGTAGTCGTATAAACTGATCTGAAACTGGTTCGACTAATAATCCTGTAACGTCTTGCGGTACAGCAGTTTTACCGACAGCTTCAAACTGAATACTTGTAGAAGTGGCTGATAATTGATCTAATACATTATAAGAAAAAACTTGAATATCATAAGTACCCTTTCTACTGTTCATTATTTCAAAATCAGGTCTTGATACTTTTTCACTTATAAAGTTGTCATTACCAAACCTGTAGTTAACTTGGTACTGCGTTACACCGACAATAGGTTGCCAACTAATAACAATTTTTGATACAGCTTGATTATTAATAGGAAATATTTGCTCACTAGCAGCAAGACCACCAGGAGGATCTTTTAATTCAGTAAGATTTGATGTTGTACGAGTAGGTAATGCTGTTCCATCTTCAATAAATGCGTATTTACCTTCAACATAAGATAAGGCTGTAATTGCATAATTTATTCCGTCTTGTTCTTCAACTGCTATTACTCTAAATAGCTGTGCTGATACTGCTGTATTTTGCAATAACCAAACTGTATTTACATTTGGTGTTTGTGAAAATGCTTCAGAAACAGTAATCGTTCCATCTGAGATAGATGAGACCGACTTACTTTCAAAGCTTCCGTCAGGTAACACTAAACCTAAAGTTGGACTTCCATCGGTAGGCAGATCAGTTGCATTAGTATCATCAACAGTAACAACAGTTGTAGAAGTAACTGTCTTTAATCTTCCACCTCTTCTTACTCCTGCTCTTACTGGATCGTTAATTTCAATAACTGCACCAGGTCGTACCACAACCCCAGAATCTATTGATGTTGTAAAAGTGCAGACCTCACTTTCGTTATTTTCAGCGAACAGAATCGAACGGCCCAATCTTCTAGCTTGATTACGGGAAGTACACGCAAATGCTTTTACTTGTTTAACTACAGTTCCTATCTTGGCTTTTATTGTGGCATCCTCCACAACCTCAAAATCTACCTCTTGACTGTCCATGTTGTAGTAAGAAACAGATACAACACTGTGTCTCGTTTTGAGACTGCTTCCTGCATAACTAAACCCACCTTCTCCTACGTTAGATAGGTTGAATAGATAACTTGGATCGGTTGGCTTGTCCTGTGTAATAGTTATCGAACCAGCAGACCAAATAGGCATACATCTCATAACACCAGCTAATTCATTAATAAGATCAAAAGCTTCTGAAGGACTTTGAATATTTACGTTGCAACTAAATCTAGCTTCCTGTCCTCCAGCACCATCATCTACAAGAGTATTAGCAAATTTACTGGCATTAACAAAACTAAAAAGATCGAGAGAACTATCTGTTATATGATCTCCAAATCCATATCTACTATTTGTAAGTAGATCAAGCAGTACCATTGCAGGACATGAAGTCCATGTAGCTGCTCCCATGACCCCATTAAATATATAGCCATCTGGATACACGATTCTTCCGTTTGTACTATCAACAGTTGGAGTGCCAGAGCTAGATGCTCCTGCTCCTGGGATTCTTACTTTGATTCCTCTTATCCTAAACTTACGTCTTGGTATAGAGCTAAACTGCATCGAGTCTAGTCTTATTGAACTATATGCACTGTTTAGATAAGTAGAGGCATCATCAATGATTTCCCCAAAACTTGTCCACTGAAAAGTATCTTGTAAATTAGTATCTGTAGCGTCTGCGGTAACTCTACTAACTCTAATATCAACAGGAAAAGAACCAGTAATAGCTACACGATAATCTTTTTGGTACGCATCTCCACTTCTACCTCTAATAGTGTCAGTAATAACGTCAGTAAAACCACCAGAGTTATATTGAACAGCTATTTTTAATTGAACTTCTGCACCTAATAAATCTCCAGCATCAGTAGCCCTCTGTAATTGGGGAAAAGTAACAGATACTCTTACAGCATCAACATTTGTATTTGTTATCTGACGAGTAACAGGAGTGCTTGCAGTAACTTCTACTCCAACACTTGTAGTCGATACACTGCTTTCAATTCCAGGTATTTTAGTTTGACTGCCAGTACCAAAACGGGGAGTGAACTGTACATCTTGAAAATTAAAATCAGTAGTTTGAGGGGTTGTAGAATCTGCTGAAGCTCTTAATACTGGAGTGTCGTTAAGAAAAACATCTTTTAGTGCAGCATTATTATATGCAGTCGTACCTTTTGTTCTGCCTTCTTTTGATGCTGTTGCAAACCCTTCTATCTCTCCTTCTGAAACAAGATCAAGAAAAGTTGCAAACTGCCTACTGTGTAAAGTATCAGGCTCTCTAGTCGGTTGCGGAGGAGATGGAGGTGGATCATTACCTTTCGCACCTCGAATAAGATGTTTCTTTTCAATCATGCTTGTACCTGTTCAGTATCAATGCCACCACTTATTACAACACTACCAGTAAATATCTCTCCGTAAACCAAAGGAACAGGAGTTCCTGCCCTCCCCGTCTGCTGCGTTCCACCGAAACTAAATGATAATCTAGGATCTTCTTCTGAACTGAACTCTGGTCTTTTAGGTAAAGGAGTTAGCATTTCAGAAACTCCAGTTAGTAGTAGAGCTATACCGAGATTTCCTACTCCCGCCATAAATGCACTAGGGGCTGCACCTGTAGCTATGAAACCAAAACCTCCTTTTCCGAAAGAAAATCCTGCACCTGGGGCTGCTATTGCTAAACCTATCAGTGCTGCTCCTAAAAATATTTTTCCAAGACCTCTACCAGCACCAGTAATAACAGGTACAAAATGTATATCTTCCTTACCTATAGGATGATGTACTTCTGATTCATCAATAGAATAATTACCAACTTTTACTTGATAATATTTAGGACTCATGTATTTCTCTATTCCGTCAAAATTATTTATGAGAAAACTAACGGCACTTTTTAACGTATCAGCTTTTACTTCAAACTCTTTGTGTCCTACAAATTCTGCAAGCTCTCCATATAGTTTTATTTTACGAAGCATAACGATACCTTTTTCCCGTGCATTTTAGTAACCAAGGAGAATATGGTTCTCTACAAGATAGTCTATCGGTTAAATGATGTAATACCTCATCTCCAAGAAAAATAGCTACATGATTTAAAGTTGAATCTAAAATACTCATTAGTAAAACATCTCCAGTTTGTAACTTTTCATCTGGTCTAAGTTCTCTAAATCCTGTTCGCCAAGCGTAGCTTTCAAACAAAGGATCTTTCATAAACTCTTCTGGGGTAATAGGTCTTTCATAATCTTTCAATTCTATATTTTTTTCCTGTTTATAGTAATCACGGACCAGTGACCAGCAGTCTGTGATACCCCAGACCCACTGACGACCCAATAAAGGTGCTTCATATCCCTGTGGTTCATAATATCCCCATTGTTTTGTTTTTGGATTAACAATATGCCACGGAAGTTTACTTTGTTCACAAGCAACTTTATCTGCCTGACTAGCTATAGCTGGAGTTGTTGGATGACTATGAATAACGGCAACTATGTCTCCTAAACTATCTGCTTTTACATAATCTTCTGGATCAAGAATAAAACATTGATGTGCCGTCATAGATAAATTACGGCAAGGATAATATCTTTCTTTTCCTCGAATATTCAACAAAAGACCAACAGATTCTTTTGGATCTTCAACTTCAGCGTGATTAAGTGCAGCTTCTTTCCAATTCATGTTTGAATAGTACCAATAGAGGGAAACTCGGCTCTGGTGCATTGTCTTTGTGGGGCACGAATACCAGCAAGATCAAATACCGCAGCTAATTCAAATTGAACTACATCTCTGTTTTCTGTTGATTTTCTGTCTATTTTATATATTTCTTGTGGAAACTCTGCTGTAGAATCTGGTGTTCCATAGGGATTGACATTACTAGGAAAATTAACAGCATCTATAAATCTGGCAAGAGTTCTTATTCTCGTTACAGTTGCACCAGTAAGATCATTTCCAGCAGTGGTAGCGTTTACTGCTGCCAATATTGCTGTTATTGTTCCAAGTGCATTACTGACAGTAAGTGTTGGCCTGGGTAGTTGACCCTTTTGAAATGCAAAACCCTCTGCTTTTACAGGGAATCTTTGATAACTATTACCAGCCCAAACTATCTCTCCATTATCTTTCAAAGAAGAACCAGCATGAAATCTGTAAACTGTGGTTGCTCCATGCAAACTATTGTCTAAAGCTAATGTAAATAATTCTATTACCGATGATGGGTTTATATTCTGGAGATTGCTAACGATAGCAGCACTACTCATGGTTCAAAAACCTCTCTAAATGTTGTTTGGATTGTGGCTCTATTGTTATATGGTATAGATTTTGACCAATTTTCGCAAACATACTGTCCAGCACCCGATAAAGTAATCG